ATGATAGTGCTTACCTAAGTAGAACACCAAGTGGTGCTGGAAATAGAAAAACTTTTACATTTAGTTGTTGGATAAAATTAGGAGCTGGAACAATAAACTCTGGTGGAGAAAAAGCAATATTTAGTGCAAGAGATGGAAGTTCTGATAATTATTCTATCTTATCAATTAATGGCGACCAATCTGGTGCTAATCAGTTAGAATTTGTAAATAGAACAGCTAGTGGATATTCAGGATATGCTTTTACCACAAGAACATTAGAGGACTCTTCTAAATGGTATCATGTTATGGTTGTAGTTGACACTACTGATTCAACAGCAACTGATAGAATTAAATTATATATTGATGGAGATAGAATAACAACTCTTTCTTATTCTGACCCTGGTTCTAATACTGATATGGCTGTTAACAATACTGTGGCTCATGCTATTGGTGCAAGACCAACAAATAATTTGCATTGGGATGGGTATATAGCAGAGGCAAATTTAGTAGATGGACAGGCACTAACACCTTCAACCTTTGGCGTTGTTGACACTTCAACTGGCCGCTGGATCCCTAAGACATTAACTGGTATTACTTATGGCACAAATGGATTTAGATTTAAGTTTCAAGATAGTTCAGCACTTGGAGATGACACCAGTGGAAATACGAATGATTTCAGTGTTACAAACCTTGTAGCTGGAGACCAGACCACCGATAGTCCTACCCAAAACTTTGCGACATTTACTCCAAGTTTTTCATCATCATCTATGGTATTATCTGAGGGTAATCTTACAGTTACAGACAATGCAAATAATAATTATGAGTCAGCTTATGTTGGTATGCCAGTACGAAGTGGTAAATACTATTTTGAAATTACAATAGATGTTGCTCCATCTTTTTTATTTTTAGGTGTAAATAATTTAGCAGCAGTAACAGCAAATAAGAATCAATATCCTGGTTATGCTGATGGAAGTGCTAGTTTTTTATTTCATACATCTTCTGATAGTATATATTATGGAGGTAATGGGAGTAATTATTTTAGTGCAGGTTCAGCAACAACTCTTAGTAATGGCGATAAAGTTGGAGTGGCTTATGATGCAGATACTGGTTCATTTTGGATAGCAAAAAACAATAGTTGGTTATATAGCGGTAATCCATCAACTGGTGCTAATCCATTGTTTTCTGGTTACACTCCTAATGAATTGGTTTATTTTAGTACAGCTACTTGGTATTCAACTAGAAAACAATCATATAACTTTGGTCAAAGAAGTTTCACCTACACCCCGCCAACTGGCTTTGTGGCTTTGCAACAGGACAACCTACCAGAGACAGCTAAAGGCATAAGTGGATTAGTATGGACGAAGAACAGAGATGCTACGGATAATCATCAATTATATGACAGTTCACGAGGTAAACAAAAAGATTTACATTCTAATGAAACTGATGCCGAAGGTACAACAACTGATGGACTACAAAAGTTTTTAGCTGGTGGTCAACAAATTGAAGATAATGTTGCAATTAATACATCTGGTGAATCTTTTGTAAGTTGGAACTGGGTAGCAAATGGAGGAAGCACCAGTTCTAATTCAGATGGTTCAATTACCGCAACTGTTCAAGCTAATACAACTGCTGGATTTTCTATAATACAATATACTGGAACTGGTAGTAATGCCACAGTTGGGCATGGGTTATCGTCAACACCAGATTGGGTTATGCTTAAAAATTTAGAACAAAGTTCGGCTGGTTCTGGTGATTGGATGATATGGCAAAAAGAAATTGCTAATACACAATACTTATCCATAAATGATGCTGATGTTCCAGCAACTTTAGCAAGTGCATGGAACTCTACATCCCCCACATCTTCTGTAATCTCTATTGGAACTGCAACTAGAACAAACAATTCTGGAGATAACCATATAATATATGCTTGGCACGAAGTTGATGGCTTTAGTAAATTTGGAAAATACACTGGAAACGGAGTTGCAGATGGTCCATTTGTTTATACAGGATTCAAACCTCGTTGGTTGCTAGTTAAAGCAAGTAATGCGGCTAACTGGTACTTATGTGATGCTGCAAGAAGCACAATTAATCCAGTTACAACCTTTCTCCATCCAGATAGGTCTGATGCTGATTACAGCAATTTTGGTAGAGGTTTTGATTTTTTAAGTAATGGGTTTAAAGTAAGACAAGAATCTGGATATGGTGCTAATTATAGTGGAGTTGACGCTTATTACTGGGCCTTTGCTGAACATCCATTTGTTGGGGACGGAACTAGTCCTGTAACTGCGAGGTGACATGCCTCTAATCAAAGTACCTTTTAAACCTGGTTTTAATAAACAATTAACAAAAACAACAGCCGAATATCAATGGACAGATGGCGACTTTGTACGTTTTAGATATGGAGAGCCAGAGAAAATGGGTGGTTGGACTCAGCCTTTAGCTAATACTTTGCCAGGAGTTGCAAGAGATATTCACAATTGGTCGGCGCTAGATGGAACTAAGTATATAGCAATAGGAACAACTAAAGGGTTGTTTTTATATTTTGAAGGTGCTTTTTATGACATTTCACCGCTCGGAACAGCACTAACATCTTGCACATTTACCACTACAAATGGATCAGCTACTGTTACTGTAAACAAGACCTCTCATAATTTAACCGTAGGCGAATATGTTGTATTTACAAGCGTAACTCTTCCCGGTTCAGGTACAGGTTTTGCAACTGCTGATTTCACAACAAACCCTTTTGAAATAATATCTGTTCCAACTGCAAATACTTTTACAATTACCATGTCTGCTGTAGAATCAGCTGCTGGTATAACAGCTGCTGGATCAGCAACAACAACACCTTATGAAGAAATAGGTCCCACAGTTCAAACACAAGGTTTTGGTTGGGGTACTGGCACATGGAGTGGCTCACAAAAATGGGGTGAAGCAAGCACAACCTCAACAACCACTTTAGAGCCGGGAAATTGGTCATTAGACAATTATGGTCAAATACTTATTGCTACTGTAAGAAATGGTAAAACTTTTGAATGGGATCCATCGGCCGTTAATGCATTAACCACAAGATCAACTGCTGTAGCAACAAACCCAACAGCATCTGTTCATACTATTGTGTCCGATACAGATAGACATCTAATACATCTTGGCACTGAGACTACAATAGGAACGCCAGCTTCACAGGACAAAATGTTTATTAGATTTTCAGATCAAGAAGACAGAACAACTTATACACCAACCTCAACAAACACAGCAGGAACTTTTCAACTAGACTCTGGATCAAAAATTGTTGGAGCTGTACGTGCTAAAGATTTAACATTTATTGTTACCGATACGTCAGCATATATAATGCAATTTGTTGGGCCACCTTTTACATTTTCTATACGACAGGTTGGTACGAATTGTGGAGCAATGTCACAACATTCAATAGTGCATGTAGATGGTGTAGTGTACTGGATGGGACGAACTGGAGGTTTCTTTGTATATGATGGGGGTGGTGTAAAAAAAATACCATGTTCTGTTGAAGACTTTGTATTTACTACACAGACTTCTGACGATCTTGGTTTTAACTTTAATCAAAATGAAATTGTATTTGCAGGTTTTAATTCTTTATTTACAGAGATAAATTGGTTTTATCCAAAAGCAGGTTCAGATATCATCGATAGATGTGTAACCTTAAATTACAGAGAAGGTTTGTGGACAACTAGTTCACTTGCAAGAACAACTTACGTTGATAAAATTACTTTTGATAATCCTTATGCAACAGAATTTAATTTAACAGCTGTGCCTAACTTCTCTATAAATGGTATTACAAATACTGTTGGCGCAACAACTTTTTATGAACATGAAACAGGTACTGATCAAGTAGATAGTGCTGGTGGCAGAACAGCTATTCCTGCCTTTATTGAATCAGGCGATTTTAGTTTGGACTTTGAGGGAACACAAGGTGAGTTTTTTATAAAGATAAGACGTTTCATACCTGACTTTGCTAAGATAGATGGTAATGCAAAAATATCATTGTTATTAAAAGACTTTCCAGCAGAAACGGAGACATCATCAAGTTTAGGACCTTTTACAATAACATCATCTACAAATAAAATAGATACAAGAGCAAGGGGACGTTTTGCGGCTTTAAAAATACAAAATGAAAACATAAATGAAAGTTGGCGTTTTGGTTCTTTTCGTGCCGATGTTCAACCAGATGGAAGGAGGTAAAAATGCATTATACAGCAAGACTAAAAAAAGTTATTAAAGGTCTTAAAAAGGCAACTAAACTACATGCACAACAGGCAAAGATTTTAGAAGGCATTGAAAAAGATCAAAGACTAAGATATAAAAAGAAAACAAAATAATGGCTAAAATAAATATACTTATACCTGAACTTAATGATGATTATGTGGTACAAAACCAAAGACAAATAACTTATGGTATTGAAACATTGGTAAATCAATTAAACTTTGCTTATCAAAATGATTTAAAAAATGAACAAGATGCCTTTAACTTTTTTATGAGCTAATGACAATACAATACAAAAATCAAGGTTTTTCACTAACCACCACAGGCACAACAAGTGTTTTGACGGCACCATCTAATGGTCGTTGTTTAGTAAAACAAATACAAGTTCATAATGGTTCATCTAGTGGTGCAGTAAGTTTAGTGACACAAATTACAGACACAAGTGCATCAGCTACATTTAGAATTGATAATGCTGCTATTGCCTCAAATACAACACGACAAATAATATCACAAACACTTGTTTTAGAAGAGGGTGATATTTTAAAAATGACGGCAGACACAGCTAACGAAATACAAGGTATAGTGTCATATGCACTACTTGATCGCTCACAAGAAAACGGATAATTTGTTTGCAATCACTTAAAAAAATTGGTATTTAGAACTATGGATATAATACACTGCAAATCAGAAGTTACCATCAAAAATAAAAAAACTGGTAAAGTTTATAAAAATGAAGATGAAGCACAAAAAGACATCCAAGATGCAACCACTGACACAAACGAAAGTGACATACAAAGGGATGTTAATATTATCGTCCCTGAGTTATCATTGGATGGAGAAACGGATTGACTCCATTAGGTGGGACTGAACTTCAACATAATTTTTTAAATAATTATGTTGATAATGATTTACTTAGTAATTTTTCTATTTGTACATCCGTTC